TAATTCTTCTTTTATTCCTTCTAAATTATCACAATCTTCTATTATATCTATAACATCAGATTTTGTTATATCTTTACTTTCCCACCTCTCGTCTACCAAGCCTATAATAGTTTTTGCAAAATAGTTAATCTTACTTAAACCTACCATATACTCATAAACTTCAGAAACTTCTGACATAATAAAAGCATAATCTTCTAGTTCTTTCATAACCTGTTCTTCATCTATTTTTCTGTCTTTATAGATTATATCCTCCCAATCTTTTTTATTTAACATATATTTTTATTTGTTGATTAATTATTTTCGTCTACAAATTTAAAAAAATCTCTTACTATAGTTTTTTTGAATAAATAATCATCATTTATGTCTGGTATATTATTGCTACTTAAATGACAATCTCCTTTAAAATAATTTATTGATATATTGAAAGCTGTTGCAAGTTTAATTAAATTACTTTCTGAAATGTTCCTTTTATCTTTTTCTATTAGGGAGATAAGGGATACTGAACAATCCAAAATTATAGCTAATTCTTTTTGGGTAATTTTATATGTTTCTCTTAATTTTTTTATTTTATTACCCATCCTTTTTTATTTATTGATTAAATCTTTGTTTTCGTAAATGTTTCCTAGAATTTCTGTATTAGAAATATCAGATAGAAACTCACACCAAGGTATATCTCCACCACAAGACATACAATCATTTAAACAATTAAATACTTGATATTGTTTACATTTATCACACCAACCTATATATAATCCCTCGTCTATAATATCACCCTCATAAAGCTTTTTACCATTTTTATCTTTAAGCCCCGTGTATTGCATCCAAATATATTTGTTCTCATTATTATATGGGTCATAAGAGTAATAGTTCCCATTCATTTTAGACATTTTTTGTTGTTTTATATCCCAAGCCCTAAATTTTATTTCTCTCATATAATTTTATTTATTTAAAAATATTTGCTTTCTAAGAACTCTTACTTTTTTATTTATTGATTAAATCTTTTATTTCTTTTTTAATATCTTCTATATAATACTTTTTTACTTGTTTCCAATTTTTTACTATTTCTGATGGAATCATCCTTTCAAAATATTTATCCATAAGATTACCAATTATATTGAATGAGCCATCTTTTAATTTAATCATTCTAAAATTAGGAAAAAATGCGTGTAAAATAGAATAATCAATCTCAATTTTATTAGTTCTTTTATTTACTTCTATAGGAATTTCATTTTCAAGTATCTGATATTTTAAAGAAACTTTCGCTTTCTCATAAGAAAAATTATCATCACTCCAAAAATCACAATTTCCCTTTGAGTAGTCATCAAAATTCCCTATTTTAAATTCTTTATCTTTCATACCTTTTTATTTATTGATTAAATAAACTTCCAAATAAAACCTCCTGCTGTTTTAACTTTTTTCCTGCAAACACTTGAAATATTAGAGTTACTTATACCAGTTTTATTTCTTGCATCATATTGACTTACATATTCAGCTATAAAGTTTCCCTCCAAATCATATTGTTGTACTGGTTTTGATAAATGACTGTCTTTACCATAGAGTTTTTTACAAAAACCATTTTTCCAAGCGTGTTTTATGTTTTCTTTTGCAGTACACCACTCAAGATTATCTACACTATTATTTAATTTATCTCCATCTATATGATTTACTTGTGGTTTGTTTTCTGGATTTAGTATAAAGGCTTGTGCAACTAATCTATGAATAAGATATTGTTTTATCTTTTTGTCTTTACACAACTTTACACAACCATATCCTATATTCATTACATATACTTTTAATATTTTTTCTTTAAATAAACAAATCTCTACATTCCTAATATAACTTTTTTTATATTTACTAAGAGATTTTATTCTTCCTTTATCAGATACTTGGTATAAACTTTTATATCCCTTAATATCTTTAAATATTTCTTGCATAATTAGTTTGGTTATTTATTTATAAAAAATAACATTATAAAAGTTGACAAGCCTAAATATCCTAATATCCTAAACCACTTTACATTGTACCCATACCCTAGACAAAGACAGCCTAGGGTAAGTATCAGTATTGTTTCCATTTTTAGTAATTAAAAGTATTTTCTTCTGTAAATTTGCTAAAACTTTTCATAGATGATTTTTCTAAATCTGATGACCTATCTCTCAATAAATCTATTTGAACATCATAATAAGAATATATAAAATCAGACATTCTAGGATAAGTATCGTTAAATAAATCTATCAACATATCATCATATTCAGCTAATAAATCAGACATTCCATATATATAAGGTCTTATCATAACATCAAATCCAGTTCTTAAAGTGTTAACATCTTCAAGTGCTAAATCTTTATATATTGTCATCAAATCTAATTCAACTTCTAAATTCTCATATTTACTATCTGAACTATCTAATTTGCCACTTATAATATTTATTTTATTATTTGCAAGGCTTATCTTTTCAACCATTCCTCTTGATTGGAAGTAAGATAAGAATACTGAAGCCATCAATAATAATATAGCACCACATAAACAGAATATTGTTATTGGAATTATTCTATCGCTTTTCATTATTTTTTTCATTTTTATTTATTTATTTTATTAAATCTATTGCTAAATATACTAAACTAACTCCTGCTAATATTGTTCCTACTATAAGTATTATTTCCATTTTGTTTATTTAATTTATTATTTCTTATTATTTGGGTATATCTTAAAATTTTCCTTCATCTCAGTTTCTAGTGTTCTATCCCCAAGGGATACTCTCATAAGTCTATTTAATATTTCAATAGTTCGATGTCGTTCTGATTCCATACCCTCATTTCTATGACTGAAAGAGTGCAATTTAGCAATTTCTTTTAGTATTTCACTACAGTCATAAGTATCTACATCAAAAATTTTATTAGTAATATTCCCCCAGCTATCCTTTTCTATAAATCGGTTCGAATTTAACATACCCTCTATATTCATAATCACATCTCTGAACTTGTTATAAATATAAAGATTTCGTTTATCAAGTTTATCGCACTTTGCCTCTAAATCTTCTATTTGTTGTTGTTTAGTCATCTTGTTTATTTAATTTATTATATTGTCTTCTTAAAAAATGATGTAATTTTGTATGCTCTCCTTTATACATTAAAAGTAAATTACTAATTTTATTGTTGCTTTTATTCTGGTCAAGATGATGGATTACTTCATTTTCGTATAATTCTCTACCAATAAAATCTTCCATTATTATTATATGCTCATAAACCAATCCTTTATTATCTGCTCTTTTATGATTTGGTTCATGTATTTTTAAATAACCATTAGTTATAACCTTTTCTTTATAACAAGGGCTTTCTTTTCCTTTCCTAATAGTATTTTTTTGATATATATAAAGGCACTTTCTACTACAAAACTTTCCACCTCCTTTATTTATTTCTGTTATACAAGTTCCAAATTCTTGACCACACACTAAACATTTTTTTTTAATATTCCTAGAGCTTATTTTAATTCTTTTTTTTGAGCATTCTTTACACTCTCCTTGAAACCCATAAAATAAACTCTCATCTTTTAATATTCCACACTCCTTACATTTTTTCATAAATATATTTTAATAGTTATATATTTATTATAACATACCTTTTTAAATTAGGCTATTCCTTTCAAAAGGGCACATCTTCTATATTTATTTCTTCTTCATTATCTAAATTTATAGTAGGTAATGCTGGTGCTGGTTCTGGTTGAACTGTTGTATTAGTTGGTGCTGTTGCATTTGGATATGAAGGCATTGGAACTGCTGTATTCTTGTTAGGAGCAGTATATCCACGACTTTTATTTTCCTCATCTCTAGGCTCTTGTGTGTAATACTTTTCACTAGGGGTAGCATAGAGTTTGATTATTTGTCTATCACCATCTGCACTAGGGAAAGTCACTATCTCTCCTATCCTATGGTAATAACTCTTTTCTTCATTTGCTTTATTTGTGTATCTTTCTCTTGATACTATATATTTTTTTGTCATATATATTATTTAGTTAATAAATTCTTTTTCCCACTTTTTCATTGCCTCTGTTATTCCCTCTAATTCTCTTTTTTTTAATCTTTTACATTCCTTAAATTGTTCTTTTATTTGGTCTGGTGTTCCTGTAAAAGATATTTGTAAACTTCTTACATAATCTTTCCTTACTGTAACCCAACCAGAATCGCAAGAATATTCTAATATCCATTTATATGTTCTTTCTCTCATATCATTGAAATTGATTATTTATCTCTGGGAATACATCACTTAAATTATCACGAAGCCTGTATTCCTCAGGTGTTGGCGTATAAACTTCTAGGTCGCTATTAGCGAACATTCTTACCTTTTCTATATAGTTTGAAAATTGTTTTGTATTCAAACTTTTTGTAGATAAAGTAAATTGGTCTTCTTTTTTAGTTAATTTATTAAGTCTAAAAACTTTTAAGAACATTGAACCGAAGTAAGCGTGTAGTTCATTTGTTGTATGTCCAGTATGTCCAGACACCATTCCAAGAACAGCCCAGTAGTAATTATTTTGTAAAAAACTGCGACTATTTCTTTTCTTTTCTATATTTAGAACTAGCACATCATCATCAGAATATGTTTTTAAATGTTCTGTTATTTGTTCTGCATTTACTTTTAAATATTTGTCTGTTTTAAATATCATTTGTAAAAAATTTATCTTTCTCTAATTTATTATTTTCTCTATAAGATTTTAATTGTTTATCATATTTTTTATTTATAAAAGTATTGTTCCAACTTCTTTTAATAATATATATGCAATTCCCCCAAGTTCTCATACCAGCAATATTTTTACTCTTATATTGTAATGTATCTATAACATATTTATACCTCAATCTTTGTATATTAGAAGATAATCTACCTATACCATATTTATACATTTCATTACGAGAAACATCTCCATCTCTCAATAACATTTCCTCTATTATTTTATCTTGACAAGCATCATAATCCATTTTTTTTATTTATTATTTATATATTCATCTAATTTAATTTCCATTTGATTAACTAAAAAGTCTGTTAAAGTTATATCATCCATTTTTAGATAACCTATAAGTTTGTTTTTCATCTCCTTTTCTACGCTAAACATAAATTTTGCCATTTTTTCACTCATATTTATTTTGATAATTTATTAAATGTATTTTTTATTCTTTTCAGATGATTTTTTAATTCTTTTTTATCTGTTTTTAATTCTTTTATGAATTTCTCGTGTTTCCACATAGTGTAATTTAATGATGACATTATTATGTCAAAATCTTCTATTGTTTTTTGACTTTCTTTATTAGATTTTTTATCATTATTTCTCCCTTAACAAATCCCTCTTGAAGTTTTGTTTGCATTATTTTACCAGGATAGATTCTATATATTAGTATAGACTTATTAAAATTAGGATTGTAAAAAACTAAATCAAACCATTTTCTTCCAATAACGAGTAAATTATTCTGCACTTGCCACTTATATGTAGAATCAATAGCACTTTCTCCATTTAAAAGCATCTTAAAATAATTAACATCATTAGGGCATTTAATCTCTACCCCCCCGTCTTTTCCCACAAGTCCGTCTGGCGAACAACCTACATATTTATTATATTCTACAAAACCAACTTCTTTAACCTCATTCCCCGTTTCTAATTCATAAATTGACCTAGCTTGTGGTTCTAATTCATTACCTCTCTCTAAATCTTTATTAGTATAATTTACTCTCTCGGCAGTAGAATAATACTCTGAAACTAACTGATAAATATAAGTTTCTAAACCTTTACCAGCATTTCCTATTGCTGTTCCATGGGATGCAGTCATTTTTAATTCCCTTAATTTAAACCATTCAGGAGTTTGTTGGATTAAGTCATAATGATAAATTGGATATTTATTTTCCATCTTTTATAAGTTTAGTTTTTTTAGCCACTATCAATTCATTAAATGTTGCCTTGTCTTCGACCTTATCTTTATTCGCTAAATAATATTCCCTTAACTCTTTAACTGTTTTTATTTCCTTTATTTTTCCTGCTTCTTTTATTTCTTCTATTGGTTTTTCTAGGTCATAATTCTTATTATCTTCTTCATCCATTTTTTCGTAAATATCTGAAAAATGTAATTTAACTGCTTTTCTTATTAAAGTTTTATAGCTCATTTCGGCATACCAACTTTTCCAAATAAAATCAGTTTTTGCAATTCCCCTATGTTTATCAAATTCATCTTTATTCAATATAGTTATGAATTCTCCTCTTTTGTTTTTAATTACTACATACCCACCAGTTATTTTATCAACATCTCTATCAAAAGGATTAAGAATATTGTGTTGATATAATACACTTCCACTTTCTTTTGCTACATTAAAAGTATCGCCTTCATAAACGAGTTGAATATCAATTTTAGTTTCAGGATATGCTAGGAGCATTTTGTTTTTATAAGCTATGTAATCATACTGTATCCCCCTATAAGACAAGGTTATATGAATACCATCAAAAACTAATCCCTCTTTATTTACTGCTCTAAATAATTCAGATAAATTATCAGCAGTGTAGTTATTTATAAAAGAGTTTTTTGGGTCTTGTGATGTTTTATATATATAATTTATATAAGTATTTACTTCTTCGTGGTTGTAATCTTTTAGAAGTTTTTTTATTTCGTTAAATATTGTATTGTCCATATATTTATATTTATTTAATTACATTCATTTAATTGTATTTCTTCTACTAGATACCCTATTTGGTCATCTAATATCTCATTTGAAATTTCGTAAGAAGCTAGTCTTATAATTTTTTCTAGGGTTAATTTTCCTAGGTCTGTATCTTTTGTAATCCATTCTTCTATATCTCTCCTATCCCAGAATCCATTATCGTGTAATTTGTTTATCTTTTCTATTTTTGTGTCTACATCTAAACCATATTTTTCTAATAAAGTTTGATATTCTTCTTCGCTGTCTAGCTTAGAATCTATCATTTGTGAATTTGGGTCTTCCATACCTTTTTTTTATTTGATTATATTATTAATTTATCGTGTAAGTCTTGATATTTTTCGATAGACTTTTGGAACCTTTTAGTTCTAGTTGTCCCATAAAATGTTATATTTAACTCGCACATATCTATTGCATCTTCTAGTGCTAAAATAACAGTTATTAAGTTTTTTTCATCTAATCCTTTCATAATTTTTTATTACTTAGTTATGTATATAGTATACCTTATGTATATATACTGTCAAGAAAAGTTATGCACAGGTTTTTTTAGCTTATGTAAGCCCTTTAATATCTCCGTTGTTATTGGTGAACGCTTATAAATTCCAACTCCTTCTTGTCCTTTTTTAAATCTGAACTTTGCTCCAGATTCTAAATTCTTATAAGTTTTATTTTTCAAAGCTAAATCTCCTTTCATTTTCCTATACCATTCTGGACTTACACCTCTCTTAACTTCTAAATTAAATTTCTCTCTGTATTCCCTTGCTGTCATGTGGTGGACTTGTCTTACGTGCATTCCAACTTGAACATACCATTGACCACAGATTAAACATTGACATTTATGTTTTGGGTCTGGAGTATTTGCAATTTCATCTCTCTTGGCTTTTTGCCAAAGCCTCATATATTCTGTTTTATTCATATTATTTTATAAATTTTTTAAAATCATACTCTTATTTCCTTGTTTATCTATAATTTCTTTATAAGGGCTGTCTTGTGTTTTTTCTGTTTCTGCTCTACATCCACATTTCTGACCTCTTTCATGCCAATTGCCAAAACTACATTTCCAATCCCCATTCTTTCTTCTAGTTACTTCTTCTAAAGTGTTAGCTTCAAATATTCCAACTACATCTGCTGTGTTTATCATTTCATTTCCTATTTCTACAAATCCTTTACCATTATTCTTTAGAAAACCTTTAAGACTTAGTATTCTTTCTTCTTCTAACCATAAGTTAATACCATTTCTCATAGAGATACACATTAGTTTTTTTGTTAAATCATTCATATTATTTTATTTACTTAATAAATAGATTATATTTTATGATTGATTATTTGTTCCATTTTAAATTCTTCTTCTGCTTGGTCTTGCCACTTTTTCCTATCTTCTAATTCTTGCAATGTATATTTTTTACAATATTCTTGTAATTTTTTATGATTATTTCTACTACAAAAACCAGCACATTTATTATCTTTTGAAGCTAATGGAACGCCAAATCTATCATTTTGGTTTATTTCTTTCATATATTTATATTTTAATATAATTATTAGTCTTGCCTTTGTTTTTAATTATTAGTTTATTTATATTTCGTTCTAGTTCGGTTGGTTTAGTTATACAATAGTATTGGTCTGGATTATCTATAGCCCATTTAATAAGGTTCTCAGTTTTCTCATATCCATACTTCTTAACAAACCTTTCTAAAACTCCACGTTCTGTTTTGTTTTTAAAGATATTCTCATAAGTGAGATTTACAGTTTTAAATAATTCTATAAGGGGGTTTATATTTTGCAAAACTTTAGGTTTGCTAATCTTATTCTTATCATTCTTTTCATTCTTATCATTCTTGTTAGTGGTTGCTTGTTGGTTGCTTGTTGGTTGCTTGTTGGTTGTTTTGTTGGTTACTTTATCTGTTGGGTTTATATCATAGACTATGTCAGATATGAGCTTACCTATTGTTCCCTTGTTGGTTGTTTTAAAGGTTACAATTTGATACTTTTCCAAAAAAAGTTTTGAAGTCCTATATTCTTGTCTTGACATTCCATAATTTTTATAATCTCCTAAAAGACATTCTCCTATTTTTAAATTATCAAAATGTTCTTCATTTGTTCTTCTTGCCCTTAACGCTATAATAGTTAAAAGAATAAAGGCATTTTTATTACTAAAAATAAGTCCTTCTATATATTTATTTTCTCTATTCAATTTTATAAATTTTTCTGACATTTGTTTATTATTTATATAAAAAAGCACAAGAAATCTAGGGGAAATCCTGTGCTTTTTCATACAATTAAATTTTCCCCTAGTTATATTTAATTGCCTTTTAAATTGTTAATTACATTATAGCACATTTACATTTTTTTCTATAATGTTAAATAAGAGAAGACGATTAGCTGAGTAATGTTGAGGTCTATAAGTATTCAGAAAAAATAAAAGGTTATGAAAACTCTATTGCAAAATTTTTTGGTATCTAACACTATTCAGCGTGTCTATACTATCTTGCGATAATATCCCAGCCATATATATGACACCTTTTTTATAGATATATGGTAGTCGCCTCCTTTTATTTAACATTATATCTCTATTATACACCAACTAAATAATAATTCAACCAATAGTTATACACAGCCACTAATATAACCTGGGCTATAGCTTAATAGAGTTATGCACAGGGTGTTGAAACACTGGTATTCACAAATATAAATAGTTGTGATATAATTAAAGTATGAAAAATGATACAAAACCATTAAGAGATAAATTATCAAAAGCATGGAGCATCAGAATTAAAAATAATGCAGAACATAGATGTGAGAGATGTGGCTCAATGTATAATCTATCACCCCATCATATTATAGGAAAAGCAAACACTGGATTGAGATGGGAAGAAAAGAATGGAGTATGTTTATGCTTCGATTGTCATAGGATGGCTCACGATAAACCTGATAAATTTAAAAAGGAATGGCTCTATAAATATATAGGTAGAAAAGTATATGATGATTTAGTAGTTGAAGGCTCTCAGATATGTAAAATGAGAAAAGAACAGATGGAAGAATTATTAAAGAGTTTAAATAATTAATATAATCAAATGGATGAAGATTTATTACCTATATTAGAAAAATTAGATATAGTAATAGAACTATTAGAAAAAATGGCTAATCCGATTATTATATCAAACGAATTTGTAGAGCCAAATGAAACACCTAATAATCCTAATTGTGCCCCTATGTGTTCAGAAGGAGAAGTGCTTTTAAATAAATAAAGTAAAAAGAAATCACATAGTTATCATATAAGGAATAAGCCAAGGTTAGCAAAGATATAGTATAACTACATAAATATATATAAATTAATCATATAAGAATGGAAGTAAACGATTTAATAATAAAAGGCACACTAACAGATATGGATGTAAAAATAACACCTAATAATTGTGTTAATTTAGTGTATACATTAGATGGTGAGAGATGTTCAATTATTTTACCAATAGAATCATTTATAAGAAAATTTTTAGATATATAATATGAAAACCAAAACCATAACATATTTGGATGAAATAGCACAACATATAATAGCGTTCTTTTTTGGGTATACAGTGATTCCCATTATATTAAAAATAATAAAATAAAATGATAAATGTGTAGAATTATATCCTAAAGAAATGGGATATACAGCTGAGCCAATAATTAAACAAAGAGTTCCAGACAGATATAGAACAAAAGATAAAACTTATATTGTGGATGTAGCAAAAGATATAAAATAAATATTTATTAATACAGTAAAATAATATGTTAAATATAAAAGATAATGAATTATTAATAAGAACACTTATACTGGACGGTATATTTGACAAGAGAAGAAATAAAAAGAAATTAATGAAAGAAGTAGATGAGATATATGAGCTATTTATAAAAATAAATAATATAAAATAGAATGGTAGAAATAATAAGCCGACCACCTATACGCACAAATAGATTCTTGGATAGAAAATTAAGAAAAGAGATAAGAAAAATAAATAAAGAGAATAAGAGAAAAGAAGCACATATAAATATATGTCCAGAAGAATGGTTTAATGATGAAGAAAAGAAAAGAAGAGATGCTAGAATACTTAATAAAGCAATCAATAATATATACGAATACATTAGAAATAAATATAAAATAGAATGAAATCATACTACCAACCAACCTATAGAAGAAACATATTTGTAATAGAATATAAAGATATAAATGATGTTCATAAAGAAATAAATCAGGGGATAAAAGAAAATAAGATAGAGATGGATAAAGACGATAAGATTATAGATACTTTATATCAAGAAGATATATCAGGCTATTCAATGGTATTACATAAGACTGATAGAATAATATATTTAATAGGAATCAATACAAAAATCTGTAAAACTAATAAAGAAAAGAATCTAACATTAATACACGAATTGATACATACAATATATAAGATATATAAAGGAATCGGAGTAGATAGTGTAGACTGTGATGGTATAAGCAAGAATGAACCAGAAGCATATTTAATATCAGAGTTATATAAAGAATTTCAATTTTAAAATATGAACAGAAAATTTATAAAATTTTATTTAGGAGATGATGAATCAGTAGATACTTATGTTAATGATATATTAGAAAAAGATTCTCATTATATGTATGAAGATATTAAAATGTCTAATACAGATGAGAATAATACTTTATATTTATTAATACTAAAGAAAGATAATATAGTAGAATCTAATTTTAAAGATATGGAAATATTATGATTATGAAATATACTGCAGAACCAACAATTAAACAAAAAATTCCTGATAAATATATTATTTCTGAAACAGAAGTTTTAAGAAAAGAATTAAAGGGAATAAAAAAGCAATTAAGAATAGTAACAGATATAGTAGTATTTTGTTTAGGATATATATTAGCAGATATAATAATGAAACTAACATGAGTGATTTAATTAAACAAAACAATAAGGATGACAAAATCATAATAGATGATGATGGTAATGAAGTTATAAAGAGTAAGAAAGATGGAAGATATAATAAGTTAGATGAAGTAGTAGATATAAATGGAGCTATAACAAGAAGGTTACAAAATGCAACAGAAATGAGGAAGGGTAAGGGTAAAATGACTTCCGAAGTATTAACTCTATTAAAATACTCACTTGTAATGGGAAGCACTGTAAAGGAAGCATGTTTATTCGCTGGAATATCACAATGGAATTATTTTGACTGGAAAAAACGTTATCCAAAATTGTTTGACAACATAGAAAGCTTGAAGGACATGCCAGTGTTGAAGTCTAGGTTTACTATATGGAAAAATCTAGAGAATGTAGAAACTGCAAAGTGGTATTTGGAAAGAAAGAAGAAAGATGAATTTAGTATAAGGACTGAAAGTGTAAATACTAATTTGAATATTAACTATGATAAGTTATTGAATAGTATTGAGAAAGGGGATAGTGAGATAGTAACTGATGATGTAGATGGTGTAGTATTGGATAAAATGGATGATATATTTGATGCTCATATTGTTAATAAAGAAGAGAAAAGGAAAGTTCAAGCTAAGAATCTAAAAAATAACTTAAAGATACATAAAAATAAATTGGCTAAGACTAGCAAATCAGACAAGGTGAAATAGCCTATGTTCCACAAACATCTGACACTAGGAGAAGAAAAGTTATTCCCCGAGAAAAAGGGCAATATTTGGCTAACATTAGCAATCGTGATTATTCATTAAAAACTCAATGTTCCACAAGTTTTAGGAGGTGCCTCAAAATCAGTTGAAAGTTTTGGAACTAGGAAGGCAAAAAATTCTGTATTATAAATAAAAAAAAATAAAAAAAAATAAAAAAAAATTGAATGTCGCTTTTTGTTATATTGTGCGACACTCAAAATTTTCTAAAATATAATTTTCAATAATGCAACTGTTAGAGTAAAGATTATTATAAATGATATCATGTCTATAACTCCTGAAGCAATATTTTTAATCATAATGTTTTGTATATTTTGATTAACTCCTGAACTCTTCCACTGTCTTCTATTATATTATTTTTGACTTTTTTACTGATTCTTTGGATGTTGTTTAACTCTTTATAACTTTTAATTGCTGAAGCTGACTCGCTATCTATTCTTTTATTTATAACTTTTTTTATAACTGATTGGAACTGGTAGACCTCCCATGTTCTATTGTAGTATCTTATCTTTACCTCCTCAACCGTATAATTATTGCCGATGACCAAAGATGCTACATGACCCCATCTACCACCAGAATCCCAACTATCAGCAACGATTATATAATGTTTAAAATTTTTTATTAACATAATTTTATAATTATTTTATTTTATTATAGACCTTTTATAAGCTCCAGAATCACCTCTGAAGCTCTAAAAAGCTATAATCAATTAATCCTCACCATTCCATCAGCATCACCTCCCCATGCTTCCTCTCCATCAGAATCAAACCCTGACAAATAATCTTTTTCTAGTTCTATGAAAGACTCTACAAATAAATCCAGTAACCTTTGGAATTTATTTTTTAAAGCCATACTTCCCGTTCTTATACAATCCGATGTATTAATACATCCCATCACTCCTCCCCCCTGATAACTGAATCTACCTACTCCAATTTTACCTGTCAACTCCTCCTCCTGAATATCCAAACCGTGTAAAGCCTCGCTTTGAATATATAAGCTCGGAGTTTTACCTCCTAACTCATAAAATACATCCTCAGCCTCTATAAAAAAACCTATTTTTTTTGCCTTACACACAAACCCATCTATAATATAATCCATTTTATTTTTTATTATTTTATTATATAAATTTTAACGTGTTATTTATCTCTAAAGAGATTGCCTCCTGCTTTAGAATGCTTTTAATATCTTTACAAATTGCCGTGATATTTTTAAAATTCTTTTTTAATAACTCGGATGTTGTAAAGCATTGAATAATCAAAACGTGTTCATTAATAACTCTTTTTTTATCCTCTGAATACCATCCACCAAACGCATCATAGGATGTGCAACCTCCAAAAATTATAGATAGTTTTTTGATTATATCTTTTTTTATATCCTGAAGTTGCCCATCATCAATTCTACAATCTATATTGTAAGTAGATGGTAAATATATTTTAAAATTATTATCTAATATATACATTTTATTTTAATTATTAATAATCACCATGTTTTTAAAATATTCTAACTCCTTTGCTTTTATTATTTTATTAATTAATCCGATTGCTTTTTTTAAATGTGCCTCATTTTTTACTACCTCTCGGAAGTCATCTTTTAAATCTTCCAAATCCTGAATAGATGCATTCAAAATATCTGATTCTTTTATCAAATTTACATCTGATAATTTTTTTATTTTTAACATAGTTTTTTAATTATTTATTAATTGCTCTAAATTGAACGCAACTTATTGACATGTTATCAGTGTTGAAGCAATAATCATTCGGATTGACTTCAGCCCTGCATCTACTTGCTATTGCTAAAATTAACATAGATGTAAATATAATAACCATTATTATATACATCATTGACTCAAACTTTTTTTGATTCATAGTGTTTTCTTTTATTAATTAACTACATTAATTATAACATAATAAACATAATATACATAATATAGTTATGAACATGTTAATAACTCTGGAACTGGAACGCCCTTATGATAAAAAACATTTATGTTTTATCTATTGAAAAATTGGATACCCCCCTACAATAAAGATGTTTACATCTACATTATTCTGAAGCTGATATAATCAAACTTATTATTTTATACAATATATAATAGAAAGATATACCACTGACATGATTGAGTGACCCACTCCCAAAAATAATCTTTTCTTCTCTCCACCCCTTTTCAACCACCCCAAATATTTCCACTTGACAAAAACTCCCAAAATGTCATAATAAAACCATGCCAAACGCACTAATTCAAAAACTCTCTAATAAAGACTGGAGATTAGAACATCTCTATAAAATCGTAAATAAAGAATCACGACTCGTGGTTTTTAAGTTGAATTCTATTCAAGAGAAATTTAATACCGAAAAACATAATCGTAATATTATATTGAAAGCTCGTCAGCAGGGTTTTACTACTTATGAATGTGTAGATGGGTTAGATGATGTGTTATTTCATAGGAACTTTACTATGGTTATAATCGCTCACGAAGATAGGGCTGTTAAAACTATTTTTAAGAAAATTAGGAGAGCATGGGATGAGATTGATAATGATTTAAAGGTATATCTTAATTTGACTGTTAATACTGATTCTGCGAATGAGTTATCTTTTAATAATGGGTCAGTTATTAGGGTTGCTTTGTCTTCTAGGTCAGATACTGTTAATAGGTTGCATATTTCTGAGTTTGGGAAGATATGTTCTAAATATCCTGGGAAAGCTGAGGAAATTATATCTGGTGCCTTTCCTTCTGTTACTGATGGTGGAAGAATTGATATTGAATCTACTGCTGAGGGAGAATTGGGAGAATTCCATGACTTATTCTGGGAATATTGGGGTAAAAAGCCACAAACATCTAAGGAATTTAAATCTTTTTTCTTTCCTTGGTTTGGTAATCCAGAATATCAGATGAAAGCTAAAGTTAATTTACCTAACGACATTGTTGATATTCAAATTAAATTTGGTTTAACTAATGAGCAAATGATTTGGTATTATTTTGAAGAGAAAGTTCAGAAGAGAAATATGAAACAGGAATACCCCTCTACCCCAGAAGAAGCATTCTTATCTACAGGTAACTCTCTATTTGATACTGTTGTTGTAGGTAATATTAGGACTATGGAGGGTAAAAAGGTTGGGGATTGGACTTATTTCTTCGATTATTCGCCTGGTCATCTATATGTATTGGGTGCAGATGTAGCAGAAGGTATAGGTAGGGATAGTTCTACTTGTGTAGTGTTAGATGTTACGAAAGTTATACCAAAAGTAGTTGCAGAATATGCAAGTAATATGATTATGCCTGATTTATTCGCTTATGAAGTTAAAAATGGTGCTACTAGATATGGAAATTGCCTCGTTGGTGTAGAAAGGAATAATCATGGTCATACTACCCTCTCAAAATTGAAAGAAATCTATCATAATATCTATACAGAGGAGAAATTTGATAATTTATTGAATCGTAAGACCACAAAATTGGGTTGGCTTACAAGTGGAGCTACAAAACCAAAGATGATTTCTGAATTATGCTCTGCTGTAAATGAAAGTGATATAGAAATTATAAGTCCTAATATAAAAAAAGAATTAAGAACATATCAAAGAGAAGATATGAATCAGATAAAAATTGCAAAAGACCAAACAAAACATTGGGATTTAATAATGGCTATTGCTATCGCATATCAGCTAAGACGCAATGTAGCAGCCAAAAAATCGTCTTATACAGACGTAAAAACATTTGACCCGTATAAAAGTTTCTAAAATTGTGTTATAATATAAAAATATAACCCTAAAAAATTATGGAAGAAGAAAAAAAAGATTTACAAGAGCAATTAGTATATAATCCAAAGGAAATTTCGTATCTAAATTATTTAGTTACAAGGATTCAACACTCTCGTGATTTAAGAAATGCACCACACTGGCAATTTGATAATATGACTTACCCAGATTGGTATAAGTCAAATGCAAAAGCTGCAGTTGGTTTCAAAGCACCTAGGGCAAACCCAACAGACACAGAGGTTACGACTGCCTTGACAAGTCAAAAAGTTAAGACACTTGTTAATATCTTAATGGGATTCAATTACTCAATAGACATAACTTCTGTTAATAAAGACAGCAGAATACAAGTTGAGATGGGAAATTGCATGGAAGAGCTAGTAAAACAGACAAAAAGGAACGAATCAGACAATTTGAAGAAAAAATCTCTAAGATTTAAAGAAATGATTGAGCAGGGAGATGTTTTTGTAGAAGAATATTTCAAAGAAAGTCAAAAAATGTCTAAAACACCTAAAGGAAAGTTTACTGGTAGTATGAAATTCGAGTGGACTGAGAAATTAGAAGATGTTTTAGGTCAAGCAGAAACAAAAATTATACCTGGGCTAAATTTTTATCCTGGTGATGTTACAAGTCCAGATATGGAAGAACAACCATTTGTTTTTACTGCTTCTACAATGTCATACGCACAAGCAGAGAAAATGTATGGTAAATGGGATAGATTTAAATTTGTTCCTAAAGATTTAGTAACTTTTAGTGATACTTTATACTATGGTTCTATTATCTCTTTAGAAAAAGAAACAAAAGAGAGAGTAGAGATGGTAAAATACTTTGATAAATGGGCTAATGAATTTATGATTATGTTAAATGGTGTAATGATGATGCCTATTAAATTCCCACTTACTATGGTAAGCCCTAGTGGAGATTATCCTGTAGCGAATGGTTCTCTATACCCTAGAAAAGATTTCTTTTATTCTAAATCTCTTGCTGCTGATACAAAAACATTACAAGAAATTGTAGATGCTGCATTTATGGGAATGGTTTGGAAACAACAATACTCTTCAAGACCTAGTGTAGTTAATAATTCTGGTAGAAAATTACCTTCTTCTGTATATCAAGGTGGAATTATAATGGAAAATATACAAAATCCTGAATTAATAGTTCCTTTATTTCCTAGTATTCAAATAACTGAAGCTGATTTTAATTATTTCCAATTAGTAAATCAATTAGTAGAGAAAAATTCTTTTTCTTCTATTATAGAAGGACTTGGTGGGACTGGTGATACTGCCACTCAATCAATACAGCAACAACGTAACTCAATGAAAAAGTTAGGTAATGTAATAGATGCTGCTGTAGCAGTTGAAACTAAATTATATTGGCTTAGAATTTACAATATAATTAAAAATTACACAGATAATGACAAAATAAAGAAAGTATTTAGAAAAATTATCACAAGAACTAAAAAAGATGGTAAAGATGGCTACAAGATTTATTCTTTTGATGAAGAAAAAGCTAAACAAGACCCATTGCTAACAAAAGTTGAGGCTGGTATAGTTTCTAACGAAAATTTAGGTAAAGGAGTAGAGATGATATACATAGACCCTAAATTATATAAAGAATCTATCAATAATATATGGATTGTTAATGTAATTGCAGAATCTAGCACTGTTTCTGAACTTCAAAAGGCACAATTATTAGAACTTGTGCAAGTAGTTGCTACTTTCGCACCACAACAAATGAATACAGATTACATATTGACTAGAATTATTGCTCTATCTGGTGAAGACCCTTCTAAATGGTTAAAGACACAGAATCAAGCAATGCCACAAGAACAATTAGCAGCTCAGGCAGAAGCAAGACCTACTGGAACAATAGAAAAACAGTTAAAGCAAGGTGTAGGTAACCAAGCTAAAGCACCTAGTATTAATACATTAATGGGTCAAGTCTAACAATTAAATATAAGTCCTATGCTCAAATATGACAACATCAACGAATTATTCGAAGGTATTACCTTGGAAAGTTCTAACGAAAGTTTCAAAGAAACAGATTCTTTTAGTAGATTTGAAGAAACTCTGACTTTAGAAGACAAAGAAGACCTTATAAATTGGTCTAATATGATGTTCAAAAATAAATGGTTCTTACAGATGTTCCAATTTCTAATGAATGAGATTGTTAATAGAACTATAAAAGGTCGTGGCGATATAGATTCTGCCTATTTTATGATGGCAGGTCTTTCTTTATTTAAAAAGGAATTTGAACGATTGAGTTTGAATTTCGAAGATAAAAATAACCCAAAATAACATGGATATAGAATTTCAAACTTTTTTTGATGCTGATGGTAAAGAGATTCAAGGTGTTGCTAAAGAAACATTCGAATCAACAACATCAGAACTCAATACACAGCTCGAAGAAGTAAATAAAAAATTATCAAATAGAGAACTTGATATAGGAAATATAAAAAAGAAATATTCTGACCTTTCAGATGAAGAAAAAGAGAAAATGTCTGCTGAAAAACAAGAAATAATGAAAACTAAGGAAGATTTGCAAATTAAATTAGACCAAATAGAAAATGAAAGGAATGGTGAGTATAAAAACAATGCCTTTTCTGGATATTCTATAAATGATGATGATTTGGTTATCGCAAGAGCTAATTTTGATAGAATTTCTTTGACAGAAGAAGAACAAAAATTGCCACTCAAAGAACAAATAGAATTAAAGACAAAATATGCTATAAATATGTCTGGTTTTGAAAGACCAAACGTTCTAAATGTTTCTACAAATTATAATTCTAAGCAAGAACCTGCTAGTTACCCTGATACAGAAGAGGGTATAGCAATGTCTGCACAAATGCTCGGTATGTCGGTTGAGCAATACAAAGAAAAAAATAAAATAAAATAATTATATGGCAGAAGAAAAAAAAATAACAGGAACTTTAGAAAAAAAAGAAGTAGTAGTTCCAAAAGTTAATATAGATATGGAAAAGGTAAATGAGTTAGTAGAGCAAAACAAAAGATTACAAGAACAGATAGAAAAGTTAGAAAAAAAGGCTGATAGAAATCCTAAAGCAAAACTTGTAAAAGAAAGTAGCGTATATATAAAAATGTTTGAAGGTAGTTATGTAATAGGGATAACACCTGAAACTGGTTGTAAGAAAACAATCAAAGCTAAAAATGGTAGAGAACATCTTATAGTTGATATAGAATTAATGGATACTGATGGAAATATAACAACTAAAAAAGATGTTAGTTTAAATGACCTTGTAGCTTCTAATAAAAAAGTAAAAGTTCCAGTTATGAATTTTTATAGAGAGAAGCAAATACAAAATAATGGAAAAGTAGAGAGAGTTGTATACAAAGATTGGAGCAGTGAGTTCACAGGTCAAGAGGTAGACGATATTGTAGTTACTGAAAAAGTTACTACAGAATTAGAATTACCTAATGGTGAGGTAGTAGAACTTAAATCTAATGTAATAAATTTATAATATGACTGATAAAGAAATAAAAAAACAAGTTAAAATTGAAAGGGAGAATAGAGATAAAATAACTACTCCTTTTACAAGAGAAATGATTAGCATCATAGGTCAATATGATGGTAGTTTATCTTATGATATTAAATTAGAAGATGAAACTAAAAAGTATGTTGAGGCTATTTTAGGTCTTGTTTCTACAAAAGAGATGTCTGTAATAGATTTTAAAGTTTGTATTACAAAAGCTACTACTATAGTAAATTATATTTTAGAAGGACTTACAAAATCTATCGGAATTGTAGAAGATAGTTTTATTAGAAAGGTCTTTGGAAAAAATGTAAGTGAGATGCAAATAAAAGAACTTCACAACACATTATTAGGTAATATAAATTATGAGAAAAAATCTAAGTTACATACAAAATGAGATAGCAAAACATTTAGATGAGGTTTATGACGAATTTGAAATTCCAGAGGATAAAAGAACTCTCGCAACTATATTTGATGAAAAACAGAAAAACTATGATGTTGATTACATTAATGAAGAAGGAAATATTTTGGAAATGTCTAGTAGGATATTTTTTCATAATGAAACGAAAGAAGAGTTTGATAAAAATCTTATAAGGCAACTAAGAAATGTAATTTCTATGCTTATAAAATAACATTTTGTTTATTTCGTGAAAATGTGTTATAATAATTTCAAATAGACAACTTTGCAGGAAACCAATAACCTGTCGAAAAAAATTGGTGCTGTTCTGTAGGAGAAAACCTATCTAAAAAACTCACAGTAAACATATTTATGTTTATTGTTGGAGGAAATAGACATTAATATACAATGTCTATTTTTTCTGGTGAATCCTCCACCATTAATGAGGACAATTAATAAATTTAGTAAAACAATATGGTAAATGTTCACAGTGGTGTAGTTATCACTAAATACAAAAACAAGACAGCTTCTACTGCTATTGCTATGGGTGCAATGCTTGAAATTTCAAGTGGTTATGTAACTCCAATAACATCAACGTCTGCACTTGTTTATGGTTCATCACAAGTTACTGTAACATCAGCTTCTGATGATTACGCTTCAACAACAAGAATTCCAATCACAGTTCCTACAAGTAGGACTATGTTTAGAATGACAGTTACTGGAACTTTCGTAGCAACACAAGAAGGAGATTTATTTGATGCTTCTGATTCTGTTACTGTAGATGCAGATGCTTCTACTTATGATATATTCTTATGTGAAAAATATATCTCTGCTACAGAAGGTATCTTTAGTATCCCAGCACCTCTTAGACAATAATTATTAATTAAATTAGAACAATATGGCAGAAAGTACAGCTAATTTAATAAGTACACTTTCATTGAAAAATCTTGTGGATTTAACAAGAAGAAACTTCCTTCCTGCAATGGGAATGGTTGAAACAAGAGCAATGGATTTATTTATTAAAGATGTAGTTCCAAAAGGCTACGGCAACACAAAACTTCATCAAGAAATTGATGTAGGAACTTTTGGTAATATAAAAAGAGAAGGAGCAGATGCTCAAAAGAAAAGGGTAGGACTTGGTTATACTAAAACTGTTACTGCTAAAAGAATAGCAGCAGAAGTTGATATAACTTGGGAAATGAGAGAATACAGAAGAGATGCAGAAGTAATTTCTACTTTTACAGACTTATATCATTTTTGTCCACAAAGAATGGAATTAGATGCAACACATATTTTAACATTTGCTGCTTCTACTTCTTACACAGATATGGATGGTGAAACTGTTACTGTTTCTGGTGGTGATAGTTTAGCTCCTGTTTATGCTTCACACACACTTGCGTTTTCTAATGACACTTATTCTAATGTTATCGCAAACAACCCTCAATTTTCACAGGGTGCTTTAGAAATAGGTGAGAAGGTATTTTCAACACAAATCTTAAATAACTTTGGTCAAAAAAGAGTTTTAAGAGCTTCACATTTATATTGTGCTGACAATCCTGTAGTAGAAAGAGCTATGAGGCAAGTTATGCAATCTACAGCAGATGTAGATACAAATAACAGTGGTATTATAAATACTTTTAAAGGTAAATACCAAATCGTTGTTCTTCCTTACTTAGCTTCTAGTGCTGATGGTAGTTACGATTCTACAAAAGAAAATTACTGGGGATTAATCGCTGCTACTGGTTCTATCAAAAATAGAGCTCAAATTTACATGACTGTATTCGAAGAACCAAATCTTAAAACTCCTGCTACTGGAAACAATGGAGAAGATTTCCATAATGACAACTGGTCATTTGGAGTAAGAAGTTCTTACACAGTTGATGTAGTATGTGCTAAAGGTTTAGCTTCTTCAATGGCTACTTAGTATTTTATAAAACTTATTAAGAATTATGTTTAAAAGGACGGATGGTGGATTCTTAATATAATAAAAAATTTATGTATAATAAAAATTCAGGATATGGTTTATTACAAGCTATGGCTGTAGCAAATGGTTTACCAACTATTGGTAAATTCTTTGTAGTAATGCCTACTTCAGATGCAAATTATGACAGATTTTCTGACATAGTTACTGCAGACCCAGAAGGTAAAATTAGATTATTTACTACAATTTCAGAAGCGTATGATGCTACTACAACTAATGCTCATGATGTAATATTCATATCTGCAAACTCTGGTCATACTCAAACTTCAATGCTTACTATTGCTAAAAATAGAATTCATTTTGTAGGATTGGGTGGTAGAGTAAAAAATAATAGTTATGGTTTAGGTGCAAGAACTAGAATCTCAATGGGAGTTACTACTGTTGCAACTGACCTTGCTGTAATGCAAAATACTGGTGTAGGTAATACTTTTACTGGTATTAAATTCAGTTCTGCTAATACAAAAGATGAAAGTCTTTATGCTGTAGTAGAAGCTGGTGAATACACAATTTATGATAATTGTGAATTTTATAAATCAACAGATTTAGATGAAACTGCTGCTGCTGAAGTTGCTAATAATGGTGATTCAGCTCAATGGTTAAATTGCGTATTTGGTTCAGATTCAAACATAATTGCAGACAACAAAATAAGACCTAACATGTTACTAACTGGTGGTATAGTAAGTGGTAAAAAATGTAGAGATAATATAATTTCTCATTGTTTATTCTTAGTAAAAGCTGCTGGAACTGAAGCTGTTAGAATTTATGGTGCTAATGCTACTGATGTAGAAAGAATGTTACTTGTTGAAAATTCAATTTTCTTAAGTAATGCTCTTGGTGCTGCTACTCCTGCTCATGCAGTAGGATTTGGAGCTGAACAAACTCAAGGTAGTGTTATTTTAAAGAATTGCACTTCTGTAGACCATACAGTAATGGCAGAGGCTTCTGTAGGAATTTATGTTGATGGTGCAGTTCCTACATTTGCAACAGCTGGTGTTTCAGTTCTTACTTAACCACTAATATAGAAACAGATGACTAAAAAGAAAACTAAAGAAATCAAAACTCCAAAAGTAGAACCTATCGTAGAACCTATCATAGAACACGAGAATTCTGACCAAAGAGAAATGAGAGAGTATTTAGAATCACAATAGAAAACACTAAGGGTAGGAGAGCAATCTCTCCTATCCAAAGGTGTAGTTTATTGAGCATAGGCTATATTTAGGAATTATAAGCCGATTATAATTCCTATAATGTAACTTATTTATTAAACAAAAAAATATGCGTTCAATGACAAAAAATAGAACTTTATTTACTGCAAAGGCAGCAAATGGAACATCAGCAGTTTTAATCAACACAAGTAGTTATAGAAATACATTATTTTCTATATTTGCAGCTACAAGTTCTACTGGAACTATAAAAATAAAAGGTTCAAATGAAGAAACACCTGCTTTTAGCTCTGCAGCATCTGCTTCTAATATGTGGGATTATGTAGCAATAGTTAATTTACAAACACATACAGAAACTGCTGGTGATACTGGTGTAGCATTTGCAGCATCTACTGGTGTAGAAATTGTAGAAGCAAATATTAATGCTTATAGATGGATGACTGTAGAGTTATCTGGATATAGTGCAGGAGCTTTTACAGTAGTAGCTTGTCAATCAAATAATCAATAAATAATGTTGAAAAGAAAAAGCCCACTCAAAATTACAGCAGAGGAGGTAATAGCAAGAAGAGAAAAAAGAATCTCTGATGATTTTAAGAATAAAGGAAAAAAATTATCACTATTACAAGAAGAAGTTTTTTCTGAACAAAATGATGTTAATAGACTTAATAACACAAAACTAGAATTAGACAACAAAATTTTAAATGAAGAAGAAAAATTATTAAGACTCAGAGAAGAAATAAAAAAAGAAAGTAAATATTTGTATAGTATTGAACACAATATAAATAGTAAGAAAGTAGAATATTCTAAATTAGAAAATAAGAATACGGATTTAGCTTATAAGACTACTATGAAAATTGAAGATTTATATGATATAAAATGTGAACATATAAGGATAAAAAATGATGTTATAAATATGAAAAATAAAAAACAGGAACTATTTGATGAAGTTTCTGGAATTTTTGATGCTATTTATAAAAAGAATACAGAGTTACAAAACTTATCCAATACAATAAATAAAAATACTCTGAATAGTGCTTCTGAATTATCAGAGATTGAAAGAGCAAAATTTAATTCAAGAAAAGAGGCTAGTAGAATAAATGATGTAATAAAAGAGAAAACTGAAATTATAGATGGAATAAAAAAGGAAATAGATAAAAACTCTCGTAAAAAGACAAGAATAGAAAGAGATTTGAAAGAAATAGATATAAAATTATCTAATAAAGAAGAAAAGAATAAAGATTCTGTAGAAATATTGAATAAGTTTTTAGAATCTAAAATAAAAGAACTTAAAAAGTTGAACACAGAATTTACAGATGTAAATAATAAAAAAGATATTGTTTTGCAAAATTCAGATAAAATAGAAGCAGAATATAATCAAAAAAGATTATCATTCGTGAATTTCAGTAATCAGATAAATTCTATAAAAGATGAGATAACTTTCCTAGAAGATAAAAAGAATAATGATGCAGATACTACAGCTAAAGAAAATAGTAGATTAGGAAGACAAATAAAATTAAAGAAAGAAAAATTTGATGAATTATTCGGATTAGTCGAATCCAAGAATAAAGAAATGTCTAATGTTAAAGATAAGATAGCAGAAAACGAACATCAACTACTTGTTATATCAGGACTCATAGAAAAATATAAAGAAGCAAAAGAAACACAAGAACAAGAAGTATTTGATTTGAAAAGCAAGAGTTCGTCTATAAAAGAAGATTTAGACAAATCAAAAAATGTTTTAGACAAACTTATATCATCAAAAAAAGAAGAATTGATGGGGATTGATGCTTCTATAAGTGATAGAAAATTCAAACTATCAAAATTACAAACTGGATATATGAATTTGAATAAAACATATAAACTTTTACAAAATAAGATGAAATAATATGGCAAGAGCCTTTGCACTAACAAAAGAAGAAGCATTGATAATAACTTCGCTAGATACATTAGCTGATACTGGAACGAATCAGGTAATTGCAAAAGAGGGTGGTATTATTGTTAATAAAGATGTTGATTTAGGAGCATTTAAACTTTCAAAATTATATCAACCAGATTTAACTAATCCTTTTGTATATACAGACAATAGTGGTGGATTACATATTGATGGTGATATTTACCAAGAAGGAACAGCTTATGATACACATGCAGAAGAATTCTATACAACAAAGGATATGATAATAACAAGGGATGAAGCTATAGCTGGATTATCACTAGGACAAATTTCAGGTATAACTGTTACTAAGTATGATGGTTCTTCTGATATAATGTTTGGAGCAGATATGAATGGGTATTTTAAAGTAGGTGAAACAGGTGATTTACAAATTTTAGCAACTCGTGAAGATACACCAGAATCTGGAGGTGTTGCTTTTTGGGATGATACAAATAAAAGATTTGATACAACTACGAATTTAACTTGGGACGATACAAATGATAGATTAGGAATTGGTGTTGCTTCTCCTTCTACTACTTTAGATGTTTCTGGTATTACTTCTTTAGATGGTGCTGTTACTATAAATGAGAGTGGTGCTGATGTTGATTTTAGAGTGGAGGGTGTTGGTGCTGCTAATGCTTTGTTT